GCGCTAGGTATAGGCCCAGCCCGTATACGTCAATTACAAGTTCTCACTCATGCAGATGGTGGTTCTGACACTTACACTGTTGTAATTAAAGATGGTGGTTCTGGTGGCGAAACTATTCTTGATATGGAAGTTGCTAACGCAAAAGACATATATCACGTAAACATACCTGCAGACGGCATACGTTCTGTAGCTGACCCTCACGTTACGTTGGGTACAGGTATTGTTCAAGTAGTGGTGTTCTATGCGTAACGATTACGGAGTCTGCTACAAGTACAAGAAAGGCGGTAAAGTTGGTACCGGCATGAAAGGTATGAGCCAGAAAAGTGGGGACAAGCGCCCCACTAAATCTGGTGCTGGTATGACTGCTAAAGGTGTTGCGAAGTACAGACGAAATAACCCCGGTAGTAAATTACAAACTGCAGTGACAGAGAAGAAGCCAACTGGAAAGAGAGCGTCTAGACGTAAGTCATACTGTGCACGTTCTGCTGGACAGATGAAGCAATTCCCAAAAGCTGCAAAAGATCCAAATTCACGTTTAAGACAAGCGCGTAAGCGCTGGAGGTGTTAGAAAATGCCAAATGTAGGCGGAAAGAAATTCCCTTATACCAAACAAGGTATGAAAGACGCTGAAGAAGCGAAAGATAAGATGGGCTACAAAAAAGGTGGCGATGTCAAAAAGAAAACTGCTAAGAAAAAGAAAGCCAAAAAGAAGCCAATGAAAATGATGGCTGATGATGGTGGTTCTATTACGGGTAAAATGAACCCCAAGAGAAAGAAAGTATTAGATGCTATCGAGGCTAACAATAGTAAGCCTACCCCATCTATGAACAATACTAGTGCTCCTAAGCCACCAACTCCACCACAAGTTGCTATGGGTGGTGCTGCGGGTGCTGCTGCGGGCGGCGCTATGGGTGCTTCTAAGCCTCCAATGGGTGGTGGCGCTGCTGCTATGGGCGGTGCTGCTGGTGGTATGGGTATGCCTCCTAAGAAGCCACCTATGCCGGGCATGAAGAAAGGCGGTAAGGTTAAGAAGTACAAGTCTGGCGGTAAGGTTCGCGGTGCGGGTATTGCCAAGAAAGGCGTTAAAAAGTGTAAGATGCGGTAATGCGTAGATACTACAAAAAAGGTGGTTCCGTAAAGGACGCATGCTACCATAAGGTTAAGGCTAGCTATAAGGTCTTTCCTTCTGCGTATGCGTCTGGCGCTATTGCTAAATGCCGTAAGAAGAAAGCGGGTAAAAAGTAATGCGTAGGTACTACAAGTCTGGGGGCGGCATCCGAAAAACAGAAAAGGGTGCTGCTCTAAAGCGTTGGTTCAAAGAAGATTGGAAAGACGTTAGTACAGGCAAACCTTGTGGTAGAAAGAAAGGCGATGGACGCGGTACACCATACTGTCGTCCTAGCAAACGTGTATCTTCTAAGACTCCTAAAACGTCAGGCGAAATGTCTAGTTCAGAGAAGGCTAAGAAGGTAAGAGAAAAGAAAAGTTTAGGACAACCTGCAGGTGCTCCACGCAGAGTCAAGTCACTAAAACGTAGAGGTAAGTAATGGCTACATCAGGTACTTCATCATTTAACATGGACTTCCCAGAGATTGCTGAGGAAGCATGGGAGCGTGCTGGGCGTGAGATGCGTTCTGGTTATGACCTAAGAACAGCTAGAAGATCTATGAACTTGCTTACTATTGAGTGGGCAAATCGTGGTATTAATCTGTGGACTATACGAGAAGCGACAATATCTTTAACAAAAGGCACTATAGCGTATGGTTTGAGCACTAACGCTATAGATGCTTTAGAAGTAAACTTGCGTACAGATGATGGGGCGCAAGCTAAACAAAGAGATCTCCCCTTAACACGTACCAGTGCGAGTGTCTACGCGGGTATTCCTAACAAGTTAACACAAGGTAGACCAACACAGGTTTGGGTTGACAGACAGAAATCTAATCCCGTTGCCCGCGTATGGCCTGTACCAGATAAAGATACATACAAAATAAATTATTGGTACCTAATACGCATAGAAGATGCAGGTGAAGGTAGCTATGACGCTGATATGCCATTTAGATTCTTACCTTGTCTAGTGGCTGGTTTAGCGTATTACATTGCTATGAAGACTCCCGAATTGTCTGATAGAGTAGTAATGTTAAAACAGATTTATGATGAGCAGTTCCAGTTAGCTGCTGATGAAGATAGAGAGAAAGTTGCGGCTAGATTTGTACCACGTATTGGGTACCCATAATGAGAAAGTTTGCTACTGGCAAGAAAGCGTTTGGCTTCTGTGATATATGTGGGTTTCGTGAAAAGTTACGAGACATGAAAGAAGTCGTAGTTAAACGTCAGGGCACAGGTTTATTGGCTTGTAAGTCGTGCTGGGACAAAGATCATCCACAAAACTTTCAGGGTGAGTATCCAGTCAATGATCCAGAGGCGTTACGCAACCCACGCCCAGATCGAAGTTTAAGTGCAGACTCTGCTGATACCAGTAGTCGAGCAGTAGATTGGGGTTGGAATCCAGTAGGTACAGGCCCTAACACATTAATAGAAATTAAAGCGGGCACAGTTACGGTGACGGTAGAATAATATGGCTATGACATACAGCGCATTAAAGAGTAACGTAGAACAGATCACTGAGATGGATTTTACTAATGCTCAGCTAGATATGTTTACGAAACAAGCTGAGCAGAAGATCTATGGGTTTATCAAAGATTTACCTATATTAAGGAAAGATACAACTGTGGAGTTTAACAGGGCAACAGACTTACCCGCAGATTGTTTGTACATACACAGTGTAACTCAAAAATCAGGGGCTGGCGGTACAACTCGCAAAGCGCTTATACAAAAAGATTATGATTTTTTGTTTGAAGCATATCCTTCATCTGGGGAAGCCACTGATACAGTTGACCCAGAGTTAAAGTATTATGCTCTAAATAGTAGCGCTAACGACAACTACACTGCGTCGCGTATGGTAATTAGTGTTGCTCCTAGGTGGAATACTACGGTTACATGCCTTATAGAGTATCAATATCAACCACGTTCTATAGTAGATACTGATGGAGACGAAGAACAACCGTGGTTAGGCACTAATTATGATTCAGCTTTGTTAAATGGTGTACTAATTGAAGCTGCACGGTTTATGAAAGCAGAGCCTGATATTCTTCAGTTATACGATCAACAATATACGTTAGCCATGCAGCAGTTGATGGACAGTGTAAACAAATTGAGTAGTGATTCCTATAGACCCACAACGGCACCACCACAACCGTTGACTGTACCTGCTCCTGCACAACCACCTCAGAGACAGGAGTAATAAATGGCTATTTCACAAGTATTATGTACATCATTTAAGAAAGAGCTATTAGAAGGCACACATAATTTTGGCTCTCACGAGTTTAGGATAGCTTTGTATACTAACGCGGCTACATTAAATGCGGACACTACTGTGTATTCTACAGACAATGAAGTATCTGGCACAGGATATGATGCGGGCACTAAAGTAATTGCAGCTAGTACGGTAGCTAGTGGTGATGGTGTAGGGTTTGTTAATTTTTCAGACGCTACTTGGGCTAGTAGTAGTTTTACGGCTAGAGGCGCATTAATATATAACGCTACACAGGGTAATAAAGCTGTCATGGTATTAGACTTTGGCGACAATAAAACAAGTAATAACAGTACGTTTACAGTTGGTATGCCAGCTAATACGTCTACTGCAGCACTTATAAGGATTACATAATGAGTACATCTTATACTAGTAACTTAAAATTAGGTAAACCCGCTGCTGGTGATACTGGCTGGGGTGATGTCATAAATGGCGAACTTACCGACATGATTGAACAAGCAGTAGTTGGTTTGGCTACTATCAATACTTGGTCTACTAATTCAGCTACGCTAACAACCGCCGATGGGTCTAGTTCTGAAGCGCGTTGTGCGATATTAAAGCTGACCGACACTGGCACAAACCTAACGGGTGCGGGTACAGTTATAGTACCACCCGCTACAAAACTATACGCAGTTATTAATACTACAGGGCAAACAATAACTGTAAAAACTGCTAGTGGTAGTGGTATAGCTGTAAAGACTGGCAACCAAGTTAATGTTATATGTGATGGTACTAATGTAATAGAGCAAGATAACTATAGTAACTCTTTAGTAGCTGCAGCCATGCAATCAGATAGCCTAGTGCTTGCTTCAGGTGCAACAGTAACAGAGATTGCTGATGAAGATACTATGTCTTCTAATAGTGCTACAAAGCTAGCCACACAACAATCTATCAAAGCCTATTCAGATACTACAGGTTCTATACGTAGGTCAGAAAGATTCTATCCGTGGGCTAGCGCTGGTTCTGGTCTTAATGGTACGCAACCACCATATATATCTATAGCAAATGACGCTACTGAAACTATAGGTACATTTGACTTGTATGGTAATGCTCGTACTGTGTTTCAGGAACTAGATTTAGCCATAACTGGCACGCTGTCTTTTAGTGGCACTAAAACTATCCCAACACTATCTGATGCTATAGTACGCGTACAACGAAAATCAGCGGGCGCTACAGGCACAAGCATTGGTACAGTAGCTGTGGCTGACGCTAAAAAAGGTGGCTCTAATTCGTATTGGTACGAAATACAAGTATCTGGAGACCAAACAAGTAAAATTGATTCCTTTAGTTGGTTAGATGATGCTGCTGATGGCGCTAGTAAAAAGAAAATTCAAAGCGCTACTTACGACGATGGTACAGGTAGAACTTCTATAGTTTACGACAATGCCGCTTCTAGTGCAGGTTTGTTTAGTGGCACAGGTGGCACAGTCTATGTAAGTTCTTCTGGTTTTGAAAGTGTGGGTACTTGGGTTACAGCGGTACCAAACGTGCCTGATGCTAGCACAGAGTCTCTAAATGAGACCTTTACCATAGGTAAAATTATACCCATAAACGGTTCTGGCTCTGCAATTACCACCCAAGAAACCTTTACACTACCTACATTAAAGTTAGTGCCTGATTCGGGAGGGCCTGATAACGTTGAAATGCGCGTGCAAATACTCATGGGGCCTGTAAGTAACGTGGGATCATTTACATTTAACGTGTTACAAGTAGACCAAACAAACGTAACAAGGCCAGTATAATGGAAGATAGCAGAGAAGCCCTACTTAAATTAGAAGCTCACGAGCGCGAATGTGCTCAACGCATGAAAAACATACAATTTCAATTAGATACTGTTGATAAGCGTTTAGATCAAGGTATGCACAAATTTAAGAGTATAGAACGCCTATTATGGCTTCTCTACCCGCTAATTTTAGGATTAGATGTCATTGGTCAAAGACTTTTGTAAAATTTGTTTCTTATTGTTTACATTGTTTACTACAGTTGCCATAGCAAACCAACAAGATGGGTCACTAAATACATATAATGGTGATGGTAGCAACGTAAATAGTAATAACAACACGGAAGACAAGTCCGTTAGCAATACATACAACGGTGCAGGGTCTAGCAGTGAAATGCCTGTAGGAAGTGCGATTAGTCCTAGTTATATGAGTAATGGCATGGATACTTGTCTAAAAGGTACAGGGGGGTCATTACAAACTGTAGGTGTTGGTATTAGTAGTGGTAGCTATGACGTTGATCCTGAATGTAACAGACGTAGAGATGCTAAAGTATTATCTGATTTGAACATGAAAGTAGCTGCTGTAGCTAGAATGTGTCAGTCAGTAGATGTGTGGAAAGCTATGTTTATATCAGGCACGCCCTGTCCTATACTTTCAAATGGTAGATTGATTGTAGGTAAAAGAGCTTTTCTTGTTATGAAGATGAACCCTGAAACTTATATACCAGACTATAATAAAAAGACAAAGGAGTGGTACAATACAATTCTAAAGATAGGAGAAACTGTTGAAGATGAAGAAGAAGATACTAGCTCTATTAGCGATAAGTTCCGTAGCTCAATCAGACCAACTGGACAATCTGATTGATACATCCAGTGCGATTGTAGATCAGATAGACAAAGGAATTGCGTATGTTGGTTCTGCCTCTGAGTATTCTTATCTTGGTACTTCTCTCTCTGATGGCAGTGTTTCAGAGTCCGCGCATATTACCTCACAACAGATTCAAGCATACAATGATGCTCTTTCTGGTATGGCTAGTTACATGCCTTATGGTGATGTACTCGCTGTCTTAAACGAACAAGCAAATACAGAACTTGAACTTATGGATCAGGCTGTAGATGTGTTTACTGAAGCTGTTGTAGAAATGGTACAAGTAGTACAGGTAGCTGAGATGGCAGAAGAAGCATCTACTCCAGACGAAGAAGCTCAGGTACAAGAATTTGTAGCAAACAACCAAGAAGTTCTAACAATCACACAAGAAGAAGTTACCGAATATAACCAGTCTATAGATGACATTGAGACGCACGCGAACAATGCTAGCGCATTTATTGCAGTAGCCGCAAACACAGATGCGGTGGACTTTTTACAACAAGGTGCTGAGAACAACAATACGACAGCAGAACAAGCTACTTTGACTTATAGCGCAAATAACCAATGGGTAAAGATGCAATGGTCTGGTACTACCAACGCGTCTGCTGTATACCTAAATGGACAATCTTTTGGTCTAGATATGTACGTAAGTGAGGCTGACATACTAATTGCTGGACAAGAGTCTGAGTTTTACCTGACAGGCCCTACAGCGCAAGGATATGATTGCTTTATGTACGGAGACTGTAACTATGAGCCTTGAGGATACGGAACTAAAGATTGGCGGTACATCGTTTAAGGGTGTATGGATTGCCATAGTTTTAGGTATCGGTTCTACTATTGGTGGTGGAGTATGGACAGCAAGCAGTTTGTACTCTAGACTAGAGTCTGTGGAAGCTAGGGTAATACCTGATGTAGCGCCTATTGAAGAGAAAATATCGCTTATAGAAACACAACTAAGAGATAACAACGTAGCGCAGTTACAAGGTAAGCTAGCTGAATTGGGTACTAACTTAGTTACTATCAAAGATAATTACGATAAGATGTTAGAGTTCAAAGAAGATATAGGTGAACTAAAACAGAAAGTAACCAAGATGGAAACTGTAGTACAAAAAGCTGAGTTAGTTACAAAAGAAGTAAAAGAATTTGAGGACGACATAAAGATAGTCAAGAAAGAGATTCAAGATCTCTGGGATGGAATGGACTACTTATCTAATCCTCTAAAGTGAGGTACGTATGTTACAGAATCTTATCGGCCCTATAGCTAATATAGCTGGGGGTTACTTAAAAAATAAAGCCGAAGAAAAACAGGCTAAACACAAAGCCAAGATGAAAGTCATTGAGAATGACGGTGAGTGGGAATCAAAGATGGCTGATGCCTCTGCCCATAGCTGGAAAGACGAATTTTGGACAATTATTTTATCTGTGCCCATCTTTATGATAGGTTATTCTATCGTAGTAAATGACCCGTCTGTGGTTGATAGAGTAGAATCAGGGTTTGCTGCGTTATCTCAACTTCCTGAGTGGTACCAATATTTGCTTTTTATTGCCATAAGTTCTAGTTTTGGTATTAAAGGTGTTTCTAAACTAATGAGTCTAAGAAAATGAATTTAAAGTATTTTAAGGTAGAAGATTTTAACTGTCAGGAAACTGGTGAGAATGAGATGTGTCCTGACTTCTTGCAGAAACTTGATGCACTGCGTGAGGTGTGTGGGTTTCCGTTTATTATAACTAGTGGGTACAGATCGCCTAACCACAGTATTGAAGCTGCTAAAGCTAAGCCGGGAACACATGCACAGGGCATTGCCGCAGATATTAAAGTAACTGGTGGGGCACAGCGTATGGCTATTATACGTAATGCTTCTATTATGGGCTTCAACGGTATTGGTGTCGCTAAAACTTTTGTACACGTGGACACGCGAGAGACTACCCCAGTAGCTTGGAAATACTAATATGCCACTAAGTAAACTTCAGTTTAATCCCGGAATAAACAAAGAGATAACTCAATATTCCAACGAAGCGGGCTGGAACGACTGCGACAAGGTGCGCTTTCGTCAAGGTTATCCTGAAAAAATTGGTGGGTGGCGTAGATATGGTAAGAACACGTTTACAGGTGTTTGTAGATCACTACATCAGTGGATTAGTAATGCTTTTGTAAAGTATATTGGTCTAGGTACAAATGTTAAGTTTTTTGTAGAAACGGGTACTGTGTACTACGATGTCACACCTATAAGACTTACCGCTACTTTGGGGTCTAATCCTATAACAACAGCCAATACTTCTAAAATAGTGACTGTAGCACATTCTAGTCATGGGGCTACGTTAGGTAGCTATGTCACGTTATCAGGTGTATCTGGCACTATAAACAATGTACCGGCATCAGACTTAAATAAAGAGCATGTAATTAAAAGTGTGGCGGCTGATGGTAATTCGTATACTATTGAAGTGGCTACTACAGCTAACGGAAATGGAGCTGGTGGGGGTGGTTCAGTAGTTGCTACATACCAAATAAATGCTGGCCCTGACTTTCAGATACCTACACAAGGTTGGGATTCTTTAGATTGGAACGACAGCACATGGAATGGTAGTGCTGGTGGTACAGAAGAGTTACGTGTGTGGAACCAAGCTAATTTTGGTGAGGACTTAATTATAGGCCCTCGTGGTGGTGAATTATACTATTGGGACACAAGTGCAGGTACAGGCACTAGAGCAGTAACTGTAAAGGACGTAAACAATGGCACGGCTGTAAGCCTCACTAAAACGTCAACTGGCTCTATAATTGAGAGTGCCCCATATATAACTAACATAGATGCAGCTGTTGGTAAAACAATTAGAATAGGGGCTGTAGTTACATGCACCACTGCGGATAGAATACCTGCGGGTACAACTGTTGTATCTGTAAGTGCTAATGGTCAAGTTGTTAATATAAGTCAGAACCCTATAAACACAGGTGTAAACCCTATACACGGCTTAACTTACAATTTTGATGACAACCCTATATCAGTTGTTGGAAACTCTAAAACAATAACTGTATTTGATCCTACATTAGAAAGAGTCTATGAAGCTGGTCAACACGTAACTTTAGCTGGAGCTACTACCATATATGGGATTACTGCGAGTGTAATAAACCAAAGACATAAAATAGCTACGGTAGACTCTGCTGCTAATACTTATACTATAGACATAGCTGATGCGGAACCTGCTTCTACTTCAGCTTCTGGGGGTGGATCAAGTGTTACAGCGCAGTATGAACTTTCTGCGGAAGTACCTGTCGTACAAAATCACTTGATAGTATCTGACTCTAGCCGTTTTGTATTTTGTTTTGGAACTAATGAGTTTGGAGACACTACAGAAACACTTAACCCCATGTTAATACGCTGGTCAGATCAAGAAGATATGTTTGACTGGCGACCACGCTCTACTAACCAAGCGGGAGACATACAGCTATCACAAGGCACCGAGATCGTAACTACACTCCAATCACGCCAAGAAATATTGGTTTTCACCGATGCTGCGCTGTATTCGTTGCAGTATGTTGGAGCGCCAGTGGTATGGAGTTCTACGTTGATGGGATCAAACATGTCAGTTATTTCATCGAAGGCCGCTGCTTACGCCAACGGAGTCGCGTATTGGATGGGAGTGGGCAAGTTTTACAAATACGATGGCACGGTGCAACCCTTGAGATGCGATGTAAGAAAGTTCGTGTTTGATGACATGAACCCCGGACAACAAGGGCAAGTATTTGCTGGCTCGTTAGAAGAATATCACGAGATATGGTGGTTCTATGTATCTAAGTCAAACACAACTAAAATAGCGCCAGACAAGTATGTAGTCTATAACTATGCCGAAGACGTTTGGTATGTAGGTACGCTAGATCGTAGTGCTTGGTTAGATTCGCCTATAAATGATTTCCCATTAGCAGCTACTAATACATATAACTTAGTAGAACATGAGAATGGTAACGATGATGGTCAAGCTGCTATAACCTCTCCTATAAATGCTCACATAACATCAGGTAGATTTGGTATAGAGTCTGGTAATAGTTTTACGTTTGTAGATAAATTAGTTCCTGATATGTCTTTTGTTGGTTCTGATTCGGATGCCCCTAGCGCTGATTTTACTGTAATAGCGGGTAACGAGCCGGGATCTTTAGATCATGCTTCTATGGGTGGCGATAGTGAACGAGAAGTACAAGTATCTACTGAGATTAACAACTATACAGACATAGTAAACATACGCATGCGTGGTAGAGATATGGCTCTTAAAATATCTTCTGACTCTCTGGGCACAAGGTGGCAGTTAGGTACGCCTAGATTGAACATGCGTCCAGATGGTAGAAGAGGTAAGTAGTGGCTACTAAGATACGCAATACAGCTAGAAATTTTCATGCTCCCGTATTACCAAATCCTCCTGCAGAATATAGTCAGGCGTTAACGCATCAACGAGATACGACGCTTAGAGTTTACTTTCAGAGTATAGACGAAGCTATTACACAGGCGTTGCAGTATGATACC